TTTATCGAGGTGAGCGGCGGTCAAGGCAACGCAGTATTCGGTGCAATGACAGAGTATCTGGATAAGCAGATGTCGAAGGCGATCATTGGTCAGACAATGACAACGGACGAAGGCTCCAGTCATTCGCAATCAGAGACCCACGATGAAGTGCGTGATGACATTAAACGCGCTGATGCCCGTCAAATGGCCAGCACAATCAATCGCGATCTGATCGCGCCTTTCGTTGCCTTCAACTTCGGGCCTGAGGTCGCGGTGCCAACCGTGTCGTTCCCCGTTGAGGATGCCGAGGACATCAAATCGATGTCTGAAGCGATGGGCCTTCTTGTTCCGCTTGGTTTGCGGATTGCGAAGAAGGATGTGAACAAGAAACTTGGCTACCGCGTCCCGGATGAGGACGAAGAGGTACTCACGGCTCCGCCGCCTGCAGCACCCGCAATTCCGCCGGTGGGCGATTCCAATGTCGTCAGTCTTGCGCGGGCCTGCCCATCCTGTGGTGAGCGCCATCTTGCATCGGCTCTCACAGATCCCGACCCGCTTGTCGCCGAAGCGATGGATGCTTGGGAAGCGGATATGGGGCCCACCGTTGCCGCCATCCTTGCAGCGGCCAAAACGAGCAACGGCTATGAGGAGCTGCTTGCCAATCTCGATCGCATATCGCCGGATGTGACGGCCATGGCCGACCGCCTAGCGATCCAACTGATGAAGGCACGCGGCGACGGCGATATCAATGCCGGATGAAATCTTCACTCAAGCACCCAATGAGGTGACGCGCTACTTCGATGCAAAGGGCCAACAGCCCAGCATCGACTGGACCGACCTTGCGCCGCACGAACACGCAGTCGCTTTCACGGTGGCGCAGACGGCTGGCTATGATGTGCTCGACGATATTCGCTCTGCCGTCCAGGACGCGATCACCAATTATCGAGACTATGGCGAGTTCGTCGATGATCTGGAGCCGATCCTGCGCAAGAAGGGTTGGTGGGGACGCGTTTTGCGCGAGGGCGGCAAGGAGGTGCAACTTGGCAGCCTGCGCCGGTTGCGGACCATCTACTGGGCGAACACAAGCACCGCGCGCGCTGCCGGTGAATGGGAGCGGATCCAGCGCACCAAGCGTGGCATCCCCTTTTTACTTTACCAGCTTTCTTCAGCCGAGCAGCGCAGGCCAGAGCATGAGGGTTGGGTCGGCACCATTCTGGAAGTGGACGACACGTGGTGGCGGACCCATTATCCGCCGAATGGCTGGCTCTGCCAGTGTCGCGTTCGACAAATCACGCGGTATGAGGCGGGGCAGCTTGGATATGATCCGCAGACGCCTGCGCCGGAAGTCACTACCCGGCCCTGGACAAACAGGAAGACCGGCGAGACCGTACAGGTTCCGCGCGGCATTGATCCGGGCTGGCAGACGCACCCGGGCTTGAGCCGCGCCCAGAACGTGCGCCGTCTCTTGGGAGATCAGGTAAGTGCTTTGCCTGAGACTGCCCGTCAGGTCGCCGTGCGCGATATCGTCGGATCGGCCAAGTTTCGTGCCTTGCAAAACCGCGACATTCCGTTTGCGGGCCGCTCTGATCGCAGCCCCGCCAACATTGAGCGCGGTCGGTTGTCGCTGCCTGTGGCGGTGCTCGATGATGGTTTGGGTGAGATCATGGACGCCAAGACACGGACAGTCCTTCTGTCGAATGAAGACGCCCATAAACAGGCAGCGAAAAGACTGCGTGGCGATGGCAGCCAGCAGCTCACGGCGGCAGATTATGCTCTGGTCCAGCAGATCCTGGAAACCGGAGCCGTCTATGAGGATATCCGTGGCAGCAAAGGCACCGTCGTACATGCACTGATCGACGGCAAGACGTGGGCGCTCGTGCTTCACATCACTGCAGATCGACGTGAGATTTTCCTGAAAAGCTTTCGGCGGATCAGAATGGCGCAATTCGACGGTGAGCGGCGGCTTATTCCGATCCGCCCTGCGCCATAGATTGATCTGACGGAGAGAGAATGCTATCTATCGTTTGCGAGGCCGAGCCAGCATTACCTGATTTATTCAGTGGAGGGCTTTGCGACCTCCCGGCCTCGCAAATCCCCACACCCCAGAAAAACGCCCATAGAGTGCGATCATGCCCCGTTGCGGGTGGTTGCGCCGGAAACAGCGGCATGCCCCCGTCAGCGTTTTCAAACACCTTTCAAATTTGAACCTCGTCTGGCACAAGGGACGCAGATGGCCGATTGAGCGCCTGACCCTCTAAATCCCCGACTTTGGTAGCGCGCGCTACCAATCCGACGCGAGCGCCGGTGCGGTATGACTTCGGTCATGAAAACGAACCTCCCCTCTTGCGCGTCATTCGCGTCTGTCCTGTGTTCAGCGCCTGTGGCGGATGACGCGCATTTCCTTGAGAAGGCGCTGGCCTTCCAGACCGACGAGGTCGGCGGTCAAATCACTGCGCCTGAATGGATCCAGATTTTCCCCGAAGGCCCTGATGTCCCAACGATGGATGGTCGCGCGTTCAAGATGAGCGATCCCGAAGCGTTCGTGCGGGCGCAATCAATTTCTTCTGCAACACCGATCATGGTCGATTACGATCATCTGTCGGCGTTCATGCCGGAGGATAACGGCGACCAGACGGCTGCGGGCTGGATCGAAGAGCTGGAAGTGCGCGACGGACAGGTCTGGGCCAAGGTGTCCTGGACGATCCGGGCGGCGCGTCAGATCGCCGAGCGCGAGTACCGGTTCGTGAGCCCGGAATTCATGGCCAACAAGAAAACCAAAGAGATCACGAAGCTTGATGCCGTGGCTCTTGTGAACCGGCCTGCGTTTCAGATGAAGGCGCTTGCGCGAAAGAACCCCAAAACAAACGGAGATCCCGATATGAAAGCCATCGCCAAAGCCCTTGGGCTTCCCGACGACGCGACCGAAGAGCAGATCCTGACGGCCATCAATAGCCAGAAGACGGAACTGGCCAGCGAGAAGGCGGCAAAAGTAACGCCTTCGACCAAAGACTTCATGCCGCGTGCCGACTACGACAGCGTCCTCGCGCGTGCTGAGACCGCAGAAGGCGAGCTGGCTGATGCCAAGGATGAAACCCGCAAGGGTGAAGTTGAGGCTGTGATCGCCTCCGCCGTTACCGCAGGCAAGATCGCACCCGCGTCCAAGGGGCATTACGTGGCATTGGCAATGGCCTCTGAAGAGGGCTTCGAAGAGGTCAAAAAACTTTGCGCAACGCTGCCCAAAGTCGGCGCGGGCAAGTCCGAGAGTGACGATGACCTTGATGCCGATGGTCTCACCGAGGATCACCGCGAGCTTTGCCGCCAGATGGATATCGATCCCAAGGAATTCGCCAAGACGCTCGCGGCAGAAAACGCCGCCCGTTAAGCCGCCCGGCTGACCATAATCCCGCCGCCTCGCGGCTGAAACCTTAAAGGAGGCCCGTCATGGCCGAACGTAACACTCAAGAGCGCGAAGGCTCGGTCTTCAAATACGCACTGGCTGCGGCTGCGGTGATTAGCAAAGGACAGATGGTTGTCCTGGACGCGGGGCTGGCCAAGCCCGGATCTGCCATCGCTGCCGCCAAGTCGGTCGGGATTGCGCAGGCAACCGTCGATCAGGCAGCTGGTGATCTCGGCGTCAATGCCAAGCGCGGGACTTTTCTCATGAAGAACTCAGCGGGTGCCGATGAAATCACCGCAGCTGACGTGCTGAGCGATTGCTACGTCGTCGATGGCGAGACCGTCGCGAAGACCAGCGACACGAATGCGCGCCCGGTTGCGGGTCGCATTGAGCAAATTGAAGGGTCTGGCGTCTGGGTGACATTCGCCTGATCAGCCTGACCTCTCCCAACATTTGAAAAGGAAACTGCAATGCCCGTCGCAAAAAGAGTGACCCGCGATATTCTGCGAAGCCTGAACACGGCCTTCAAAACCATCTTCAACGGCGTGTTTACGTCCGCTGATCCAATGTGGTCCAAGATCGCCGAAAAGGTAGACAGCACCACGTCGATCGAAACTTATACATGGCTGGGCCAGATCCCCGGCATGAAGGAATGGATCGATGAGCGCCGTGTGAAGCGCCTTGAACTCGAAGCCTACACCCTCAAGAACCGCAAGTTCGAAGACACAATCGCCCTTGGTCGCGAAGCGGTCGAAGATGACCAAGTCGGCAACTTCAAGATCGCGGTGCGTGGTCTGGCCAGTGCGGCGGCGGAGCATCCAGACGAGCTGGTGTTTGAGGCATTGCGCCGGGGCCATGAGCTTCCTTGCTATGACGGCCAGAATTTCTTTGATGCAGACCACCCTGTGATGGTCGGCGATCAAGAGGTCTCGGTTTCGAACATTCAGGTCGGCGCAGGCGAAGCTTGGTATTTGCTTTGCACGGTCAAGTCTCTGAAGCCTCTGGTCTATCAGGATCGCGTTTCCGCCGAGCTGGTTGTTCATGACGATCCGGATGGGTCGGATCGTGTCTTCATGAAAGACGAGTTCCTCTATGGCACACGGTCGCGTGGTGCTGCGGGCTACACCTACTGGCAGATGGCATTCCGCTCGACGGCTGAGCTGACAGCGGCCAACTTTCAGGCTGCGCGTCAGGCAATGGCATCGCTCAAAGGGGATCAGGGTCGCCCGCTGAACATTGTTCCGAACCTGCTGGTTGTTCCGCCAACGTTGGAAACCGCCGCAGACGAGATCGTCAACGTGCAACGCACCGTGGGTGGCAAGGACAACCCCAACTACAAAAAAGCCGAAGTGCTCATGACGCCTTGGCTGGCCGCCTAACCCGCGCGGTCGATTGAAAAGAGCGGGCCAGCAGATGGCCCGCTTCATTCAACCGATCCACTGAGGAGAAACCGATGACCGAGAATACCAAGAAGGCCGCGACGCAAGCCGCTGGCAAGAAGGACACCAATGAAGAGGCGTTGCCGCCAGCAGCCCTCGTCGTGATTTCGACGAACCATCGTCAGCCGCGCCGCCGTGCCGGTCTGCGCTTCACGCCGGAAGGTGTCACCATCGATCCTGCCACGCTGACCGAAAAGCAGCGCGACGCCATCATGGCCGATCCCCACCTCGTGGTGAAGCCGGTCGCCTTGGCAGCGGGAGACTGATCATGCGCTTTATGAATTTCGGAGCTGCGATCGCGGCAATGAAGAGCGCTTTTGCCGGATCAGCTTCGGCTCAAGACGCCAAGGCCAGTCTCGCCGACATTCGCGTCATCGACACTTTCCGTCAGGCCCCCTTTGGAACGTCGAGAATGACAACTGCCTGCGATGCCAGCAGCGCAAAGAAGAACAAGGCAAAGCGGCGCGCGCGCCGTCTCGGCCACGCCTGATACCCCAGAGAGCCTCAAGGTTCGGTGCATATCGAACAGAGGCAGAGGCGGCGGCGCATCAATGTGGGTGCGCCGCCATCGACCCCAAGAGGATTGAGCCATGGCCTACGCCACCCGTGCAGATATCGCGAACATCTATAGTGCTGAGTTCCTTCAGGACCTCACGCATCAGGACGTGGCTGACGCGGATGTGGCGGTTGACCAGGCATTGGACGATGCGTCTGATGAGATCGACGCCTACCTTTCCAAGCGCTACACGCTGCCGATCACGCCCTCACCGCGCGTGCTTCGCCGCCCTTGCGTCGATATCGCAGCATATGTGCTGGCCAACAGCCACACCCGTCTGACTGATACGATGGAAGAACGATATAAGCAGGCAATCAGCTTGCTGAAGATGATCGCGAAGGGCGATGTTGGTTTGGGGCTGGATGAACCTTCCGCCCAGATCGAAGGGTCGGATGTATCCAGTGCATCGGGCGCTGAGTTCACCGCACGACCACGCCGGTTTGGCCGGGGGCGTTCCGAATGAGCGTCGCCGTCGAAATCCAAGAGCGCGGGCTGAAGCAGGCCACTGAAGCCATGGAACTTCTGGCAGGTTGGGATCAGTTCGAGCTGGCCGATACCATCGGGCGTGTGATCCAGCTTCAGACGCGACGCCGGTTGGAAACCGAAAAGACCTCGCCTGAAGGCATCGCCTGGAAAGAGACCAAGCGCAGCAATCCGACGCTCTACAATACCGGACGACTGCACGACAGCATCGACTACCGTGCAGATCTCAATTCGGTGCAGGTCGGATCGCCCCTTATCTATGCGGCCATTCATCATTTCGGCGGGGTCATTAAACCAAAGAACGGGAAGGCGCTGGCCTTCAACGTTGGCGGCGATGCGGTCTTTGCAAAGCAGGTCACTATTCCCGCACGGCCTTATCTTGGCGTGAGCATCGATAATGCAAACGAGATCGAAAGCGTGATCGCCGAGTTCATGCAGAGTGTCGTCCAATGAGCATCGGTGCCTTCCTTAAAGCCATAGAGGCGAACATCACGGATCCTCTGGCAGCATTGGGTGTGCGTGACATTTCAACCTCGCCTGGACGGTTTGATGCCGGTGAGATTGATCGTCGAAGCTTTAAATCGCCCGCCCTCCGCGTGGCCTTTCTCGGCGCCGGCCGCAGTAAGCCAATGGCCGACGCCACACGGAAGTATGACGCCACCTGGGGCGTGTTCATCCTGACCGACGGACGCGGCCGCGAAACTGAAGGTCTGGATCTGATGGCTGCAGTTGCCGTCCAGATTGAGGCCAACCGGTTTGCAGCGGCCTCCCCAGTAGGCCTGCCGGAAAACATCCGCCTCGATCCGCTTTATTCGGCATCGGTTGACGACAAAGGCATAGCGCTGTTCTCGGTGTCCTGGACGCAGACCATTCGCCTGGGCGCGAGCGTGCCGCTGGATGGTGCGCACGACCCAGCGGCAATACCGCCGGACGGCACAGTGACCAACACGGATATCGACGTCACGCAACTGCCGGAGGGCATCTGATGGCTTCGCTCCCCAAAATCATCGCGGAGATGCAGCGCCAGATCGTCGAGCTGGGGCGCAAGCAGGCCAACATGATCCGGTCTGGCAAGGTCATCGAAGTCGATGCTGCGAACCAACGCGTGAAGGTGGACATCGGGGACGAAGGCAATCCCTTGCCCTCGCCGTGGATCCGCTGGTCAGAACGGGCCGGAGCACGCAAGACATGGAACCCGCCAAGTGTGGGGGAGCTGATGACGGTAATGTCACCATCAGGCGAGGTCAGTGCGAACTCTCTGGCTGTCCATGGCGGGTTTACTGACGACAATCCGGCACCGTCCGCCGATGGCGACGCGCTCGTTTTTACCCTGGGCGATTTCATCGCGACCGTGACTGGCACAGGCGTTCTTGTCGCTATCGGTGGCTTCACGGCGAACTTGACTGCCGCAGGCCTTGAGACCCTTGGCGGTCAGATCAGCCACGATGGCAAAGACATCGGATCAACCCACACGCATCCTGGCATCACTCCGGGCGGCGGCAACACCCAACCACCTAACTAGGAGGCCGAAATGGCAAAGAAGGACACCCCACAAGCCGATGATATCAAGCAAGACTACGTGGTCCAATCGCCGTTCTGGTATGGCACCCGTCTGCTGGAAAAAGGCGATCCCATCTCGCTGACGGACGCGCAGGCAAAATACTACGTGCCGCATCAGCTCAAGCTGAAGGACGCAAAACAAGCGCCCAAGCGCGATGAGCCCACGCCGTCGAAAACCACCCAACAGGCCGAAGGCTAGGACGCTGCAATGACAGGCATGTGTCGACATACGGGAAAACCGCTCTCAGGCTGGGATCACATCCGTCAGTCTTTGGACGTGCTTTTTACAACGCGCGTCGGCACGCGCCTGGAACGGCGTCCGTTCGGCTCTTCGGGTCCGAACCTGGTCGACAAGCCGATCACCAGCGAAACCGTGCTTGATCACTTTGTCAGCATTGCTGAAGCCATTGACCAGTTTGAGCCGCGTGTGACCCTTGATGGGTTCGGCATCATAGAAGCGGACGAAGGGGGCCGCGCATCGATAGAAGTGCGCGTGGCCATTGTTGAGACCGGCACAACCCAATCTCTGACAGTGACTGCATGAGCCGTTTCAGCCCCATAAACCTTTCGCAATTGCCCTCGCTGGACGTTCTGACTGCGCTGGACTTCGAAGCCGAGCTTGCAGACCTGAAGGCTGCTTTGTTGGCTAATGCCGACGCAGCCGGTGTCGATCTCCGCGAAGTCCTGAACCTTGAAACCGATCCCATGGTTCTGCTTTTGCAGACAGTTGCCGCGCGGATCGTAGCGCTGCAGGCTGAAGGCAACGAGCAGATCCGAGGTCTGATCCTGACGGATGCGATCGGGCCGCAGCTCGACCTGATCGCTGCGACCTATTATGGCATTGGCCGTGCTGTCGTGATCCCTGCCGATCCCAATAGTGTGCCGCCAGTTGAAGCTGTGCTGGAAGAGGATGAAACCTTCCGTGCGCGTATCGCGCTGGCACCGGAGGCATTTTCGACGGCAGGGCCGGAAGGTGGCTATATCTTCCACACCCTCGAACTGGACGGGATTGCGGACATCTCAGACGTCGCCGCCTATTCAGAGGACGACAACGCGACCTATTCGGCTGGCCTGCACGCCGATGCCTACACGGCTGGCTTGCGCACGGCACCCTTCCCCGATCGCGATGATGGTAATCCCGTCCTGGCACCCGAAGTGCTAATCGTGATCTTGCCCTCCGAGGTCTACGGGCCTTGTGACCAGTCATTGCTGGATCGCGCCTTCACGGCAAACCAACGCAAGGACACGCGCCCCATTGGTGATTGCGTCCGGATCGAGCCTGCCACTGTCGCAACCTACGAGGTCGAGGCCAATCTGCTATTTGAAACGGGACCGCCTGCGCAAAGCGTGATCGACGCTGCCCGCATCGCACTTCAATCCTATGTGGATAGCCGCCGTCGCATCGGCGCACGTGTCCAGCGCATCGGCATTGCGTCGGCGCTGAAGGTCGCGGGCGTCCAGGAGATCGATCTGCTAAAGCCGGTTGCGGACATTCTGCCCGGATCGAAAGGCGTGGCGGAGATGCTCCGCGACGCGGTCATTACCGCCGAGCCGATTGTCGAAGGATGGCGGCCATGAATTCGGATGATCTGGCACGGCACCTTCTGCCCAAGAACGCAACCAAGCTGGAGCGTGCGGCGGCTGCGATGCTGCTGGAGCGTGTCGGCGACATTCCCACGCTGATCGACGCGATCTGGACACCAGCGGGCTGTCCAACGCCGCTTTTGCGGTTTTTGGCTTTCGCCGTCTCGGTTGATGTCTGGGATGAAGATTGGCCCGAGAGCGTCAAGCGCGACGTGATCGCAGCAGCCCCGCTGGTACACCGCAAGAAGGGTACCGTGATGGCGATTGAGGCGGCTTTAAAAGCACTTGGTGTTCGATCCAGAACAACCGAATGGTGGCAGGCTGTACCATCCGAGCGGCGAGGTACATTTACCGTCAGAGCATATGCCCGCACTCAACTTTTGCCGAACGAACCCATTCTGGGAGCCAATGTTCAGCTTCAGGTGCTTCGGCAAATTCAGTTGGTCAAACCAAAGTCGCGCTCCTTCAGCTTTCAGATAGGGGCTGACTTTGGCGCGGCCGTCATCGTCGCTTCAGGTGCTGCCGGATCTAGTTTCCAGCGCGCTCGGATAACAGCGGATCGGCCTTCCAGCTTTCAAACAACCGCCGCCCTTTCCGGTGCATTCGCAGGCGCACAGTTTGCCCATTTCGCCTTTAACGCGGCAACCTAAAGGAGCTTATCATGTCCGACATCGAACCGTTGAAGCCGAAAATAACGAACGTGGGCCTTGCTGCGCTGTTCAACGCGGCGAATGACGGGTTGGAGGGCCTAATCACTCACGTCGCCTTTGGGGACGGCGCTGGTGTGTCTTATCAACCAACCGGGAATGAAACGCAGCTTCGTCGTGAGCTTGCGCGCACGACTATCGGCGGCGGAGAGCGAGAAGCACCAACGCAGATCACAGTTCAGGGTGTACTCGAAACGGCTGCGGAATTTTGGGTGCGCGAGGTTGGGTTCTTCTTGTCCGATGGCACATTGCTAGCGCTCTGGTCTGAACCTGAGAAATTGCTGCTCTACAAGTCGCAGGGGACACCGTTCATCTTTGCGTTTGGCCTCGCCCTTTCTGGCGTCCCGGCGAATGCTGTCAACGTCCAACTCAGCGGACCTGCGGTGAACGTGGTTTTTGACCGAGAGTTCGCCTTGGTCATCGCCAATCAGGCTAGGATCACCCGCCAGCAATTTCACTTCAACGAGGCGTTCTACGCTAAACATGGCCACTATGTAGGAGAACAAACGTGACCACAGAGAACCAACAGATGCTGGCCCAGCTTGGGCTACTGCATGACGATATTAGCCAGTTGCCTGCGGAGTTACGGGCAGCGTTGGCCCAGTCGCAGGCCGGTTATGATCTGCTTGCCTCGAATCTGCGGGGCGTCGTCGGTAGCCAGATG